ATGGAGGCTACATACGGTGCTCCACAAGTATCTGTAGACACAGCCGGATTGACAGGCGCAGCGCCTAATATCCAAGGCACGCCTACTCTTTACTATGATCCAAATGGAAATTTGGCTGGAGTATTGTCACAAAATGGCGTGGTAACTCCTGCGTCTATGAACGCATTAATACCAAATTTTTCTAGTACGGTTGCCACTGCAAATACTCCAGTTCAGATGATTGACGCAGAAGGTGTAAGACTGTACTTGCGTGATGCAAACGACCCCGAGTCTGTTACTTATACCAATACGGGTATACCTGCTATTGCCGGAACGCTAGGCGAATCTGCTTACCGTCCGGTTGAGCAAAAAGGCATCTTAGGCACTATTGGTGGTGACTTTGCCGGAGCAGCTAAAGACCCGTCATTTTGGAAGTTTCTAGCCGCTGCTGCCGCCATTACAGGCGGTGGATTAGCGCTTAATAGTGCTTATGGTGCGGGTGGATTAGGTGCGGCTGGTGGTGCTACGGCTTTCCCTGTTGCAGACCTTGGATTGTTAGGCGCTACTGAGTTAGGTGCGGGCGGTATGAGCGCAGCGGAAGCGCTTGCATTGGCTGCCGAGGGCGGTCTAGGTGCAGAATTCGGTGTGCAAGGTGCTCTTGGCGGTTTAGGTGGAGCAGGTGCAGGTGGCATGAGTGCCGCAGAAGCGCTTGCATTAGCCTCAGAAGGCGGTCTAGGCGCTGAGTTTGGCGTACAGGGTGCATTAGCTGCAAACCCTGGTCTCATGGCTTCACTTGAGGCTATGTTACCCGCAGGTGCTATGGGTTCACTCATTAAGGGTGGACTAACTCTAGGTGGTTTAGCAGCGTTAAGCGCACTAGCCCCTAAGCAGGGTGGCGGTGGTGGCACAAGCGGCACTCCTAGCCTTAGCGCAGATCAGCTAAAGGCAATCGTATCTAGTATGCCTAGCGCAATGGGCAATTACTTGTCTATGGCGGGTAATCCCTACGGTTACGGTGGCGGCACGATTGATAGTGCTAATGCAAACCTAGCTAACTTGTTCCCAGGCTTTAGCTTGCCGACCGCAGGACCGTACTTCGGTGCGGGTAGGTTTGGAGACGCATACGCACCACAAGCATTACCTACAGCACCAATATCTCCTACAGGGTTGGTATGAACAAAGCAGAGCGTGCAGCAAGCCTTTTGAGAGACGAGTTCTTTGTAGAAGAGATTGAAAGGCTTAAACAGATGTACGTCACACAGATTGTTAACTCAAACGCAGAGGACATAGACGGTCGGGAACAAGCCTACCGGAATTACTCCACGATTGAGCAGATTATTTCTCACTTTCAATCTATTGCGGATGACGCAAAGATTAACGAGAAACGATGGAAGATATTTTAGGAATATGCGCCAAATGGTGCAAAACTGCGCTAGACAGTATCTAGCAACATTAGGGTAATCAAATGAGCGAAAACATGACTCCCGCAGAGGGAAATGGGACGCTTTCGGTGGATCAAGCCGCCGGAGCATTTTTAGGGCTAATGGGTGGTGAGGACTCGCAAGAGCAACCAGATACCGCACAGGAATCCGAAGAGATAACTCAGGAAGCACAGTCAGACGAGGAGCAATCCGAATCCGATGGTGAGCAAGTTGAAGACCAAGAGCAAGTAGAAGAGAAACCTCGCTACAAGGTGAAAGCCTCGGGTGAAGAAATAGAGGTTACGCTCGATGACTTAATCAAAGGTTATCAACGAGAGGCAGACTACACCAAGAAAACCCAAACACTCGCAGAACAGCGTAAGCAAGTTGAAGCCGAACGCCAAGTAATCGAGCAAGCAAAGACAGAGAGAGATCAGTACCAAGCTAGGCTTGCACTAATTGAGACCGCATTAAAGTCTCGTGAGCCGCAGGAAAACCTAGAAGCTCTTAAGGAAACCGACCCGATTGGGTTTGCAGTAAAGGTAGCCGAACAAACTCAGCGAGAGAGGCAGCTACAAGCTATTCAGCTAGAGCGAGCACGCATTGCCCAACAGCAACAAGCGGAGCAGACTCAAAACTTAAATAGCCATCTAGCCGTTGAAGCGCATAAGTTAGCAGAGGCAATACCCGAGTATGCAGACGAGCAGAAGTCCGTACAGGTCAAAAAAGACATACGAGATTATGCTAAAAAGATTGGATGGTCGGACGAAGAGTTGGCTAGTGTGTATGACTCTCGTGCCGTTCTGACTTTGTATCGTGCGATGCAATACGAAAAGCTAATGGGCAACAAGGCAACCGTAACCAAAAAGGTTAACGAAGCCCCTAAGATGCTCAAGCCTGGCGTATCCCGTCAAACGGATGCAAATGCAGATCAGACTAAGAAAGCCCAAAACAAGCTCAAGCAAACCGGAAAAGTCCGAGACGCAGCGAGCGTATTTGAACGATTCATTTAAGGAATTATTATGCCTACATTTACCGCACATAGTGCTATTGGTCAGCGTGAAGACCTATCCGATGTTATCTATAACATTGCTCCAACAGAAACCCCATTGCTAAACACTTTGGCTCGTGCCAAAGCTACAGCCGTGTACCACGAGTGGCAGACAGACTCGTTGGCAGCCGCTACTACTGCTAACGCAGCAGTTGAAGGCGCTGACGCTACTTCGGCAACACTCAGCCCAACAACCCGCCTCGGTAACTACACCCAGATCGTTCAAAAGACGATTCAAGTGTCCGGCACTCTTGAGACTGTTAACAAAGCAGGTCGCAAGTCGGAAAAGGCTTACCAATTGGCTCGTGCATCAAGCGAGTTGAAGCGTGACATCGAAACGATCCTTTGTGCAAACCAAGGTCGTAGCGCAGGTTCGTCAAGCACAGCCCGTACAATGGGTTCGATGTTGTCGTGGTTGACTAGCAACGTAGACAAAGCCTCTAACGGTGCAAACCCAACAACTATCGGTGTGTCTACCCGTTCGGACGGTACTGCTCGCACGTTTACTGAGACTCTTCTCAAGAACGTGATTGCATCCGTTTACTCTTCGGGCGGTTCGCCAAAAGTGTTGATGGTGGGTACAGCAGGTAAGCAGAAAGTGTCGAGCTTTGCAGGTATTGCTGCACAGCGCTACATGGCTCCAGCCGATGCTCCTACTACCATTATCGGTGCAGCCGATGTTTACCTTTCGGACTTTGGTTCGGTAAGCGTTGTGCCTAACCGTTTCATGCGTGCAAGCGATGCTTTCGTGCTCGATCCTGAGTACGCAGCAGTTGCTTACCTACGCCCATTCGCAACAATCGAATTGGCTAAAGCTGGCGATAGCGACAAGACTCAGATTCTTGCTGAGTTGACGCTTGAAATGCGTAACGAAGCAGCTCATGGCTTGGTCGCTGACCTGAACATGGCGCTGTAATCTCAACTTGAGATAGGGGTAGGGCTTCGGCTCTACCCCGACATAGGATTATGAGCAAACTATTTAATGTTGACACCGAAGTAGGTAGACATACGGTAGCCCACGATGACGGAAATGGTGGACTAATCCTCGAAACCAAACAAGATATTTCAGAAATACTAGAAGCAAACAAGCGGGACTACAACAGTATCACTTCTGTAGACCGTTGGGGTGATTTAACACACATAGCTCGGATACCTTACACGGTCATTGATGATCTGAATAGAAAGGGTATTATGAGAGGGTTCGCAGTTGTTGACGAAAGCGCATTTGCTGCTTTCCTTAACAATCCTGATAACCGATTTTTGCGTGTTCGCCCAGGGAATATATGAAGATAGCTATATGCGTACCATGCCGTGATAGCGTTATGTCGGGCTTTGCCTTTGACCTAGCAAATATGGTTGGTTACACAGCAAGAAATACTGACCACAAGATAACTTTATTACAGATGCCAGGCACGCTAATCTTTACACAGCGTGAGATGTTGGCAGACGATGCTCTAGCAGACGGTGCGGAAGCTATCTTATGGATTGACTCAGATATGCGGTTTCCGGCAAATACGCTAGAAGTGATGTTAAGCCGGAAAGTACCTATCTTGGGAGTTAACGCTACGACACGCAGAACACCAATTCTCCCCACAGCATTAAATCTGGAGATGGAGAAAGATACTGCCGTATTACGCAAGGTAGAAAGTAGAGGCAAACAAGGGATAGAGCAGGTAACAGCCGTAGGATTCGGGGTTACGCTTGTTAAATCTCAAGTATTTAGGGAAATCCCTAAGCCTTGGTTTAACATTATCTGGAAGGATGATGGAGACATTATTGGCGAGGATGTACATTTCTGCGTCAAGGCGCTAGATTTCGGGATAGAAACTTATGTCGATCACGACCTAAGCCCGTTAATCAAGCATATAGGCACAAAAGAATACGGATGGGATGACGTAAAACATGGCAATAACAACATACAGCGACCTGCAAACAACAATCGCAAACTATCTCGCAAGAAGTGACCTAACGGCTCAGATTCCGGACTTTATCCGGTTAGCCGAAACACGCTTGCGTAGGGATTTGCGTATTCGGCAGATGATGAACGCAGCCACCACAAGCACTACAGGTGGAGATGCTACCGTAGCCCTGCCTAGTGACTTCCTAGAGGTGCGTGATTTGGTGTTGTTGACCAACCCTGTTACGCCATTGAATTACATCTCCCCATCCGTATTTTCTCGTAACGCTCGTGTGACTGAATCAGGTAGACCATTGGATTACACCATCTTGGCTACCGAGTTTAAGTTTGCACCCGTACCGGACTCTGCGTACACGATTGAGATTCTCTATTATGCAGCACCAGCGTTCCTAACAAGCTCAAACCCTAGCAATACATTCCTAGCCGTTTGCCCTGACCTACTGCTTTACGCATCCTTGGTCGAGGCAGAACCGTACCTTATGAACGATTCACGGATTCAGGTATGGGCGGGTATGTACGACAGAGGTTTAGCATCAACAAATACATCGGATGAAGCCGCCCAATATAGCGGTGTTCCGCTTACAATGACACTTACAACGAGGTAAAACATGGCTGCTTTTAGCAATTACTTAGAAAACGCACTTATCAACGGTACGCTGCGTGCTACATCTTACACAGCACCAACAACGGTATACGTTGGTTTGTTTACCTCTGACCCTACGGACGCAGGTTCGGGTACTGAGGTATCGGGTAACGCATACGCACGACAATCCGCTACATTTGCTGCACCATCGAACGGCGCAAGCTCTACTAACGCAGATGTGCAGTTTCCACAAGCTACAGGCACATGGGGTACAGTTGGTTGGTTTGGTATCTTTGATGCGTTGACATCCGGTAATCTTATGTACCACGGTGCATTGACAGCAAGCAAGACGATTGAAACAGGCGATGTATTCAAGATTGCCTCCGGCAACCTAACGGTTACGCTCGCTTAACATGGCAGATATTTGTGGACCATACACGCTAGAACAGTTAGACCTGTTCGGGGGTAACTTAGATACCCTTGCGTTCTCGCTTGATAGCGAAATATGGACTTCACCAAATACCTGCATTTTTGACGTTTCATTATCAACATCAGGCGTAGCTACAGTTGTAGCAATTGGCGAACGCATACTAGATGGATCGGCAAGCGTATCGGCAAGCGCATCTGCAAGCAGCACAGCAATTCGTGTCAGGACATCTACAGCAAGCGTAAGCGCAGAGGCTACAGCATCTAGCGAGGCTATTAGGGTTCGCCTAAGCTCCGCAGATGTTACGGGTATTGCAACCGCAAGCGCACTAGGTGGTGTTGAATACAGCGCAGAAGGCGTATTGGCTGGTATTGCATCCGCATCCGCATTGCCTTACGCAGATTGGCTAGATAGCGCAAATGTTTACGCAGCCGCAAGTGTGGCTTGTATTGCCGAGCGCTTGGGTGAGAATTGGACGGACGAGACATTTGGGGATAACTCTTGGTCTCTTAACCCTGCAAACGACAATATATGGGTTGATGAGTCTGAAGGTTCTAATACATGGACAGAATTGCCAGTTAGCTCTAACACTTGGGTAAACGAGGCGCAAGGGAATAACTCATGGCAGAAAGTAGGATAAATCTAGGCGAATGGATGCCGGATCAGCCAGGCTTGGCTGGCAACATTACCGAGGCGCTCAATGTTGTGCCTACGGCTATTGGCTACGGTCCATTTTCGTCCGAAGTAGCCTTGTCTGACAGCGCATCTCAAGACTTATTGGCTGTCTTTTCGGGTAAGTTTGCGAATGTTACGACATTGTTTGCGGGTGGTGATACCAAACTATTTAAGTTTGATTCTACCGACCTAGACTTGGACGATGTATCTCGTACAGCTAGTGCTTACACCTCTACTGATATGTGGGACTTTACACAGTTTGGCAAGGTAATTATTGCCGCCAATGGTAAAGACAAACTACAGGCATGGACGCTAGGAACATCTACTAACTTTGCGGATGTTGCCGCTGCTGCACCTACCGCATCTTACGTTACGGTTGTGCGTGACTTTGTGGTGGCTGCTCGTACAGCATCAAACCCTAACCGTGTGTATTGGTCAGATATTAACGATGAGACGGACTGGACTTCTGGTGCAGCGTCTCAATCGGACTATCAAGACATTGCAGACGGTGGAGACATTCAAGGCATTACAGGCGGTGAGTTCGGCTTAATCTTGCTTGAGCGTGCAATCGTTCGCATGAGTTATGTCGGCTCGCCTTTATTCTTTCAGTTTGACACCATCTCACGCAGCTTAGGATGTTACGAGCCTCGCTCGATTGTGCAATACGGTCCTGTAACATATTTCCTTGCGGACGATGGTTTTTATATGTGCGATGGGCAGACAATTAAGCCTATCGGTACAGAGCGTGTGGATCGTTTCTTTTTTAATGATGCTAACCCTAGCTTGTTTAGCCAAATGAGTGCGGCTGTAGACCCAATTAACAACTTAGTTATCTGGGGCTATACCAACACATTTAGCAAGAAGTCTATGCTGATTTATAACTGGCAAACTAACCGCTGGTCACACGCAGAAACGACCACGACATACATTGCCACGGCTGCTAGTGCAACAATTACGCTAGAAGGCTTGGACTCATACGGCACGATGGACTCGCTTACAAGTAGCTTGGACTCTCGTTTGTGGTCAGGCGGTAAGATTCTATTGTTTGGCGTGGATGAGGACAAAATCTACACCTTTACGGGTCAGCCTAAAACGGCAGATGTGCAAACCGGAGACTTCCAAGCCGGAGCGCAGTCTATCGTTAAGTTAGCCCGTCCGCAGGTTGATAACGGTTCGGCTAATGTTGCCGTGTTTTCACGCAATAGGTTGGATACCGAGGTAATCTTTGGCGACACGACTCCTGCAAGCGATGAGAACAGGGTTTCTCTGCGGTCTGTAGGTAGATACCATCGGCTTAAGATTGTGCCGACAGGAGACCAATGGAAGCATTTGGTGGCTATTGATGTAGACGCTACTCCGGTAGGTGCAAGATGATGTTCCGCAGACTTCCTCCGCAGGGTGGTGATTCTCGCTCTGTTGCTGAGATTGTCAACAATATTATGGATGGCAAGACCAACAATACAGGTCTTGTCACTCTTAATACTGGTAACGCTACTACTACTACCATCTATAACGAGCGTATAGGCTACGACAGCTTAATTATCCTAGTTCCGGTATCTGCTGCTGCGGAGGCTGATTCAGCGCCTTATGGGTCGTTTCAGAGCCTTGCAGACCAAACGGCTGCGGCGGCTAATACTGAGTATCAGGTAACTTACGACACGACAGATTATTCTAACGGCGTTGCTCTTAGCACTAGCTCTAGGATTCAGGTTAAGAATTACGGCATTTACAACTTTCAGACAAGTATTCAGTTAACAAATACAGATTCTCAAGCCCATGCCATAAGCGTGTGGTTTAAGAAAAACGGGACTGCAATTGTAAATAGTAATTCTGAGCTTTCTGTTCCATCTAAGCATGGAAGCACGGATGGCAGAGCTTTGTTTGTTGTTAACTTTTACTTTGAGCTACAGGCTAACGACTACATCGAGATGGCTTGGTCAACAGAAAGCACGGCAGTAAGTTTGCAATACATTCCTACACAAACAACGCCTACAAGACCTGCTACACCATCTGTTATCGCAACATTGCAGTATGTTGCTCCGGCTGCGTCAACAAATGTATACGTTTCAACACAAACTAATGGAAGTGCAACGCTCACTCACTACGCCAATAACACGGCAGATAAAACCTACGGATATGTGGTTATCGGATGAGATATGAATACGTCACGCAGCCCACGCTCAAACAGTATTGGGACTTTATTAAGTTTGGACTCAACAAAATCTTACGGAAGTCACCGGAGGATTGGATACCGGAAGACGTATATGCGAAAGCGGTCTATCAGCAAGCGCATATATGGTTGGTTAAATCAGAAAATGGCAATAGTGATGGGTTTTTCATCCTTGAACCAAGTGGAGATACTTGCCATGTTTGGTGCGCTTGGGCTGTTGAAGCTGATTTATTGGTAGACGGTGTTGAGCAGATAGAAAAGATTGCAAGAGAAACCGGAGCTAAACGTATCACTTTCGATACGAACCGAGCCGGATGGTCAAGAGTAGCTAACAAATTAGGATTTATGCCCCGTACATGGGTTAAGGAGTTGAAATGAGTGGTTCAAGCACACCTAGCACACAGGTAGTCACGCAGCAGATTGACCCGTCTATGCAGCCGTACATTAGCTACGGTCTACAAGAAGCGCAGAAGCTATACCAAAACCCTAGCGTGCCAGGGTATTACCCAGGTCAGGGCTATGTATCGCCTACCGAGTCTACACAACAGGCTCTACAGTTTGGCGCTAATCGTGCCGTACAGGGAAACCCGTTACTGCCTCAAGCGCAACGGACTGTTAGCGGTATGCAGAACACATTTAACCCTGCCATCCAACAGATGCAAGGTACGGCAAGCGGTCAATACCTATCGGGTAATCCATTCTTTAGCGGTGCGTTCGATGCTGCATCTCGTGCTGCGGGTACGACTTTCCAAGACCAAATGCAACAAGTAGCATCCAACACAAGCCGAGCAGGTCGTTACGGCTCAGGCGCAATGGGTCAGCTACAGGATCGTGCGGCAGGTACATTTGCTAGTGCATTGACAGATACGGCAGGTAAACTAGCCTATCAGAATTACGATGCCGAACGAGCACGCCAAGAGGCTGCAATGGGTAACATTGGTAACTTGTATGGCGCTGATTACGCTCGCCAATTGCAAGCCGCACAGATGTCTCCCGCACTTGCACAAGCTGACTATCAAGACATTAGCCAACTATATCAAGTTGGTCAGGCTCAAGAAAGCTATCAACAAGCGGCTCTTGCAGACGCTATGCAGCGTTATAACTTCCAACAAAACCTACCCGCAGCCAAGTTGCAGAGCTTCCTATCGGCGGCTTATGGCGCTCCTATGGGTCAGCAAACCACACAGCCTATCTATCGCAATCAGGCAGCCAATGTACTCGGCGGCGCAGCGTTAGGTGGGGCATTGGGTGGCGGTCCACTAGGCGCAGGTATCGGCGCAGGTGCAGGATTACTTGGACTCTTGGGGTAAATTATGTCAGGAATGTTTAACCCAGAAGGCACGCTAGATACATCTAAACTTGAGAATATGACTCAGGAAGATGTAATGAAAATGATAGCAACGCAGCGAGCACAACAGACTCAAAGCGGAATAATGCAACAGGCTATGCAGATGCAAAACCAAAAGATGCAAGGTCAAGCACCTGCGCCACAAATTAAGCGTGGTCAAGCACCGCAGATTATGTCTCCGTATGAGGAGCTTATGAAACTACAGCAGATGCAAGCAATGCGTCAGCGCCCACAATCTTTACTCTGAGGTAGACATGGCAGATTTTATTAGCGGATTACTTGGGCTTGGGTCAGACCAAGACCCTATGGAGCGAGCAAAGCAAGCCGGATTGTTAGGATTTGGCGCAACAGCATTACAAGCTGGTGCTCCGTCTCTTACGCCTACATCCTTGGGTAGCATCCTTGGTCAAAGCGTAATGGCAGGTCAGCAATCCTCGCAACAGGCTTTACAGCAAGCACGCCAACAGGCTATCCAACAGGAAATGATGGGTACGATGGGCGGCATGGGTGGTGGTGCGGGTGGGGATGTTGCGGCGCAGATTGCTAAGCTGCAAAAGATGGCATTGCTTGATCCTAAAAACGCTAACACATACTTAAAACTTTCCGAGCAGTTACAAGGCAAAGCACCTATGTTTACGGGTGAAACGGCTAACGCTGCGCTAAGTTTATTCGGTACATCTGATGTATCTAAGTTGACACCTGAACAACGCCAGCAAGCTACTGAGGCTGCTGACGCTGCAAGGATTCGTGCTGCTAATGCTGCGTCTCCACGCTTGAGCGTTAACACATCTGACCCTACGGCTGTTGCTCGTGAAATTCGTGCTATTACAAACGATTACGATACTCGTATGGCTGACGCACAAAAGATTGCTAAGACATATACAGTAATGCAAAACTCAGTAGATAATCCATCTCCTGCTGGTGATATTTCTCTTGTGTTTAACTACTTTAAGACGATTGACCCTGCGTCTACTGTCCGAGAGGGTGAATACGCCACAATCATTAACTCTGGTTCTGTTCCTGATCGTATCAAGAATTACGCACGACAATTACAGGATGGCACAAAGTTAAATGATGCTCAACGTAATGATTTGTTAAATACCGCAAAACAAAACGTATTAGCCCTTGCTCCGCAAGTTAACCAAACGGTTAATACCTACCGTAGTTTGGTATCTTCTCTCAAGGAAGACCCTGATAAGATTATCCGCAACCCATTTGCAGATATTCTTGTGCCTCAGGGTGGCGGCACTCCTGCGCCATCCGCAGCACCAAGTACCACGAGAGAGCCTCGTAGACGTTGGAATCCACAAACGGGAGCGTTTGAATAATGGAAGACGATATTGTTATTGATGTGCCTGGGTATGGTGAGGTAGCTTTCCCCAAAGGTACTTCGGATGCTGAAATGATTAAGGCTTTAAAAAGCCTTACAGCCAAGCCTCCTGAAACACCACAGGCTGCACCACAAGCCGCTCCTGCACTACAAGCACCACAAGCCGCACCCGTAGCACGCACGCCTGTAGCAGTCGCACCAAAGCCTGTAGCGGAAGCTCCACAAGTAGTACAGACAACTCCTCCGCCCACTTTGTTTGCTCCACGAAAGAGCGCAGAGCAAGTTAGGCAGGATAAATTAGGATATATAGAATCTCCTGAAATGGGTGCAAGTCCATCTGCTGCCTTGGTTGCTGGTACGCAGACACAAAAAACACAGGCTATTACGGAGTTTGCAAAGGCTCGTGGTATTCCTGAAAGCCGCTATCGTGTTGTAAACGGTAATATTGTTTACCAAGCGGATGATGGAAAGTATTACGCAGAAGTCCCAGGCTTGTTTAAAAAGCCCATGACCTCGTTAGCGTATAACGCACCAGATGTGGCAGAAGCAATCCCTAGCGTTATTGCAGGTTTGTCTACTGTTCCTATGCTAATGACGGGCGTGCCTGGTGCTTTAGGTAGCGCAGCAATTACAGGCGGCGTATCGTCTTTAGCTAACGCTGCTCGACAAGGTGTTGCAGGATTGTTAGCGGGTGAAAAGCGTCCATTAGATATTCCGCAAGTTGCTACTAGCGGGTTATTGGATGCTGCTACGCAAATGATTCCGGCAGGTAAGTTAGCTATGTATAACCGTAGGGTGGCTACAGACATTAACAAACTTGATCCTGCTGCCGTAAATGAGTTAAATCGTTTGGCACAAGAACGAGGGATTACACTTACCCCTGCTGAAATGACAAACCTTAGCTCGCTAAAAGCACAGCAAAAGGTATTGGGTAATATTCCTGAAAGTGGCGATACGTTAGCTAAGTTTTACGAGAAGCGTTATACGCAACAGATTCAACCTGCGGTAGATGATTTCTTGGCAACTATCAGCAAAGTAGATGACCCAATGACTGCGGGCTTTAGTGGACAAAAGGCATTGCAAGATCAACTTGCTAACCTTAAGTTAGTCCGTGAAAAAGAAACCGAGCCGTTATATACAGCCGCTTTTGCATCGTCCGTTCCTGTTGATATTAAGCCTGTTGTTGCACAATTAGACAATATGCTTAATATTGCTAAGGGTGACGAGAAGCGTGCGCTTGAGCGTATTAAATCTAACCTATATCGTGAAAAGACAACGCTTGATGCTAACGGTAATGAGGTAGTTAGCAAGGTTCTAGAGGATCGTTTACCTGCCCTACAACGTGTCAAGTTTGATATTGACGCAATGCTAAAGGGTGATGCTGCCGGATCAATGGATCAGGTTGTATTGCGTGATCTTGGCAAAATTAAAGACGATCTATTGGCACGCATGGGTAAAGACAATCCTGCTTATCTAGATGCTAACGCAGCATTTGAGATTGCTTCAGCGCCTATTAACAAGTTTATGGAGAGACGCACAGGAACATCTCTAATAAACATTAGCCAAGACAACCTAAACCAATTTGCTACAAAAGTGTTTGAGGGTTCGCCTCAGACAGTACGTTACGTTAAAAAGCAGATACAAGAGTCTAATCCTAAAGCGTGGGATGAGGTAACTCGTGCTTACTTGCAACAGACTTGGGAAAAGGCTATGTCGGTAACACCAGGCGCTAAGGAGTTGCCAATAGACGCAGGTGCGGCATGGCGCAATATGTTGCTAGGCAATACAAAGACTCAACGAGTATTGCAAGAAGCATTGCCACCGGATCAGTTTGTAGCTCTTAAAAACCTAACTACAGTCCTAGAGGCGGCAGGAAAGGTTAAGAAGATTGGATCGGATACGGCTTACAATCAAAAGATTATTGCTAATCTGGAAGATAAAGCCCCTGGCGTATTTGCTGAAATGGGCAGACTTGCAGGTGGCGCAATTAGTCCTCAGAGATGGGGTCAATTTATTAGCGATTGGGCTGGAGAGCGTGCATTTGCTAAAAATGCAGACACTTTAGCGAACATTATTACCGAACCAATGGGCATACTAAAGTTACGGGAGTTGCGTAAAATGTCTCCCACGAGCCTAGAGTTTTGGTCTGGTATGTCTCAATTAGCCGTAGATTACTCTAAGTCTGAGATACAGGACTTTTTTGGTAATTACGGAACAGTTAAACAGTAATAAGGAATAAATATGCCACGCACAAAAATCTCTGAGTTCAGCGCAACACCAGGCGATAACACCGACATTGACGGTATCGACATTGCAGAAGGCTGCGCTCCATCCGGTATTAACAATGCTATCCGTGAGCTTATGGCTCAACTTAAGGATATGCAGACAGGCTCATCCGGCGATACCTTTACGCTTACTACCGTTAACTCTACTACTGTAGACACCACAAACCTAGAGGTTACTAACCTTAAGGCTAAAGACGGTACTTCCGCAGGTTCTATTGCTAACTCTACGGGTGTTGTAACCCTAGCGTCTAGTGTCCTGACCACAGCGGATATTAACGGCGGTACGGTAGACGGTACTACTATCGGCGCTACAACTCCCTCAACAGTAGTAGCTACGCAAGTAGACATTACAGCCCAAGGTGATCTGCGCCTACAGGACACGACAGGAGGGCAGTATGTAGCCCTACAAGCCCCTGCAACGATTGCTACTAGCTACACCCTTACCTTACCCGTAGATGACGGTACGAGCGGTCAGGCGTTGATTACAGACGGCTCAGGCGTATTGTCTTGGTCTAGTGCTGCATCGGGAGATGTGTACGGACCTGCCTCCGCTACGGATAACGCTGTCGCTCGGTACGATGGCACAACAGGCAAGATTATCCAAAACTCAGCGGTTACGATTGCTGACGATGGTGCGACTGTAATTGCGGCTAATAGCTCGTCTGACGGTCTGCGGATCACACAGATTGGTGCTGGTAACGCTCTTGTCGTTGAGGATAGTGCTAATCCTGATGCTACGCCTACTGTGATTGATGCAAGTGGAAACGTGGGGATTGGTGCTACATCTCCCACACAAGCTGGATTAGTTATTTCTAAAGTTGGCTCAGATGCTAATACTTCAGCAAGATTAGCTTTAAAGTCTAATGAAACTAGCGCAAGCACCTACATGAGATTTGGTAGGTTTGGCGGTGGTGATGATTCTTTAATGACTATTGGTAATAATTACAATAGAGACGGCGGGACTTTTGCTGCTGACTATTCATCATATGGCGTAACAAACATACTTTTTGATGACGGATTTTTATCATTTGGTACTGGTGCTGCTGGATCGACTTTCCCAACTGAGCGGATGCGGATTAATAGTGTTGGCGCTGTCGGAATTGGCGGAACGCCGGGAACAGGGCAAACATTATTTTTACAAAAATCTATAACGGGTAATATAGACAGCACTACCGTTAGGCAAATAGGCACTGTGGCAAGCGATGTTACATCTTCAGTTCACGCTTTTGATAACGTGGCACAAACAGCGGCAACTGCCTTTACTCTTTCCAATTACAGACATTTTGTTGCACAACAAGGTTCATTTGGCGCAGGTTCAACAGTTACTAACCAATACGGCTTTTGGGCAGACGGAAGTCTTACTGGGGCAACTAACGACTACGGCTTCTACGGCAACATCGCAAGCGGCACAGGTCGTTATAACTTCTACGCTGCGGGTACGGCTGCTAACTACTTTGCTGGTAATGTGGGGGTTGGTATTACAACACCTGCAACTAATTTAGATGTTGCGGGCAGTTCAAGCACCTCTTTCCCAATCATTAGAATTACCGACACAAATACAGCTTCTGCGACCCAAGTGCAATCAGCGTTGCAGTTTTATTCTGCTGACGCAAGTTCTCCTGCGGCTGCGTCTGTAAGGGCGCAAATAGATACATTTGCCAATGCAAATGGTGGAGCATCTGATTTCCGGCTTTTAATAAATGACGGTACGCTAACTGAGAGATTCCGCATTGCCTCCGCTGGAACAATCTCCCTAGGCGCAGCCCCCGGCGCAGAATCCCTGCGTGTCACGCCTGTTGCTAGTGCGGTGAATTATTACAACGTCACTGGTGGCGCTACAGGACAAAGCCCATATTTACAAGCCGCTGGTTCTGATACAAACATTCATTCGCAATATCTGTCTAAGGGTACATTTGGGCATATTTTTAACACAGGAACGGCTGGCAACTTTCAGTTTTATGTATCCCACACAGCCTCCGCTGTTAATTACATACAAGTTCAAGGTGGGATTACTGGGTCACCTGCAATCACTAGCGCTCAGGGTTCTGATGCAAACGTATCTTTGCAGTATTTAAGCAAAGGCACAGGCAACCATAACTTTGGGACAGCAGGTGGAACGGCTCAGTTTCTAATCACCCACACAGCCTCCGCTGTTAATTACTTACAGGTATCTGGTGCGGCTACTGGCGGTGTTCCGATATTTCGAGCAACAGGCTCAGATACCAACGTGCCGCTTACTATTCTTACAAAAGGTACTGGATATTTTAATTTTCAGTCTGGCGGCGGCACACAATTCTTTGTTGGCAATACAGCCTCTGCTGTTAACTACCTACAGGTAACTGGTGGAGCTACGGGAACTGCGGTGGCTATGTCGGCACAAGGATCAGACACCAACATTGACCTAGCCCTTACACCAAAAGGCACAGGCAACGTAAGATTCGGCACATACACAGCAGGAATTCTTGCCCAAGCTGGCTACATCACGATTAAAGATGCAGCGGGTAACACTCGCAACCTTTTAGTTGGTTAATCACAGGAGCTTTAAATTGAAAGAAATCCCTCTTAGTCTTGCCCCCGAAGAAATCAACTTCATTCAGCAAGTTCTGGGTGAGTTGCCGTCGAAATCGGGAGCTTTTATGTTAATGCAAAAGATTAAACAACAATCGGATGCGGCTGCTATTACGCAAGCCCCCGTTACTTCAATCCCACAGGTGCAACTATGAAAACTTGGAAAATCAATTCGCTCTCGACCATGAACACGCCAGAGCCAGAAACGGCAGTAATGTCGAATTTCACAATCTCTGAGGACGGTCAATCGGTGACTTACTCTGTCAACCTCCTGCCCGCAGATGCCTCTAAGTTCACACCCTACGCTGATATAACGCAAGATATGGCTGTAGCGTGGACTAAAGACGCTCTAGGCGCTGACCGTGTAACAGCTATGGAAGCCGAAGTAGATGCGCTAATTGCACAAGCGGCTATTCCTGCTCCACAACCACAGCCTTTGCCTTGGGTAGCACCAGAGGAAGCTGCTTCCGATGCTTTAGCTACATGAACCAAACCAACTTTACCCATGCGGGTATAGCAGCAGCACTCTGCCTACTTGTTGTCGGACTATCTGGCAACATTTTGGCGGGTGCTTTGTTTGCTATAGGCGTGTTTGTAGGTCGGGAACACGCTCAGCGGGAATACAAACTAGGCGATCCTAGCAAGCTAAACGGTTACGAGGCTTTAGACATTTGGCGCTGGAGTTTAGACGCTAAATTGGACTTGTTATTTCCCGTAATAGCCGTAAGTCTCGTATCTCTTGTCCTATGGTTTGTAATGTAGTGTATTAAATATATGTTATAAATACCCGCTACGGCGGGTTTTTCTTGCGAGCGCAACATGGAAAAAGATGTTACACACCGAGAGATATACGACCGCTTGGTAGCAGTAGAAGTAAAGGTAGACAGGTTAACCGAGAGTACAGCAGAAGTAGTAAGCGCCTTTGGAGCAGCCAAGGGTGCGTTTCTAGTTCTTGATTGGATCGCTAAAGTTGCTAAACCTATCCTATGGGTAGCAGGGTTAGGGGCGGTGATAGTAGCTCTGTATGAACGGTTTAAACCATAGGATCGTATATGAAAAGCCCCAAGCTAGTGATAGTAAAATGGATAGACGCATACCACCTAGACGGATGGATGTTTGGGGAGAATACAGAGATTACCGCAGAGCCTTGTTGGTCTACAGGGTTTCTCGTTAAGCAGAATAAGAAAGGCGTGATGCTTGCACAAACTTGGTTTCCCGAGGATTGCGCTAACCTTATCTTCATTCCAAAAGGGATGATTCAAAAGATTACCAAGCTAGGTGATCTAAAAACTTGAGGGCTATATGCCAACACCACCCATAGCAGATAAGTTGCTTGTCGAGGCTTGGAACGCTTTACAAGATTCTCCTAGTAAACAAGCTGCGGCAAATGCTCTAAAGATTCCGGTTACTACTCTCGCATCTAGGATAAACACCTACAAGATGCGTTTTCCTAATGGCGCTACATCTAAGCCTGAGTTCACGGTATCTAACCTACCGGACGATGACATAGATATAGACGAATTGGTTGAGCACCGGATTAAACAGTTTGAAAAGAAAAAGCGACATCAAGAGGCTACCAAACTTATTCCGATAAAGGTACACATCCCAGGCGTGATCGGGATTCTCCACTTTGGAGACCCTCATGTGGACGATGACGGTACAGACCTAGACGCAATACGCCAACACGGTGATCTAACGCACCAAGAGGGCATTTGGGGTGCTAACGTAGGCGATACTACTAATAACTGGGTTGGACGCTTAGCGAGGCTCTATGCCCACCAAAGCACCTCCGCAGATCAGGCGTGGAAATTAGCCGAGTGGTTTATTCAGCGCACAAGATGGCTGTATATGATCGGCGGAAATCACGATGCGTGGTCAGGCTCTAGCGACCCTATTAAGTGGATCAGCAAGCAGTCTAATACCCTGTATCAGTCAAGCGAGTGCCGTATCGGTCTACGCTTTCCAAACAAGCGGGAAATTATTGTAAATGCTCGGCATGATTTTGCGGGGCACTCACAATGGAATCCTACACACGGGCAGATGAAAGCAGCGCAGATGGGTATGCGTGACCACATTATGATTAGTGGACACAAACACACCTCCGGTTATGGGTTGATTAAAGACCCGTCCACAGGCAAGGTCTGCCATGCTATTCAAGTTGCGAGCTACAAGATTTTTGACAGTTACGCAAAAGAGCGTGGGTTTAGAGATCAGTCTCTATCCCCTGCTTGTATGACAGTTATTAACCCTGATTTACCTCAAGACCACCCAGACATGGTTAAAGTGTTTTGGGACCCGTTTGAAGGTGCAGACTTTGTTAAATGGAAGCGTAATAAAAAATGAGTTTTGACATAGCTATCGAGCGAGTCTTGGGGCATGAAGGGGGTTATGCCAATATCAAAGAAGATTTGGGCGGCGAGACCAATTGGGGTGTAACTATCGGCACAGCACGAGAGAATGGCTTTCATGGTGACATGAAGACCATGAACCGTAACGAGGCGATAGTTATCTACAAGCGTGCCTTTTGGGATAAAAATAGGTGCGGCGAGATGCCGTTTCCTATTGCATACCAATTCTTTGATGGCTGTGTGAACCACGGCGCAGGTAATGCCGCTAAATGGCTTCAGAAAGCCGTAGGCGCTGTTCCTGACGGAAGTGTAGGTAACGAGACCCTTTCTAAAACAAACGCCTCTAATGTCACGAGAACCGTTTTTAAGATGATGGCAGACCGCTTAAACTTTTACACGGTAAACAGTACATGGGAGCATTTTGGGCGTGGCTGGATTAACCGGATGGCAGGAAATGCAAGATACGCCTCAATCGACCTTACCGGATACTGACCGCTGGCGCAATCGGCGCAAGATGGCTTGGCTATCCATGTTGGGCGGGCTATTCTTTCCTTTGCTTATCTTGGCTACAGAATCAGCTACATTGGGGCAAATTGCCCTACCTTTCTACGGGTTTGTAGGGGCTGTAGTAGCGGCTTATATAGGGTTTGCGACATACGATGACATACATATTAAACCTGCTAACAAACCTTAACTCTACGCTTGTAGCTATTGTCCTAGCATTTGGTCTAGGGTCGGCTTCAGGATGGTATCTAACCGCAGAGTACAAAAACAACAAGCACGAGGCTATGGTAGGCAAGATGCAAAACGAGGCTAATATTGCATTGCGTCAAGCTGTGGATAAGTTAATTGAAACTGAGCGTAATAACGCCAAGTTAGCAAACGAGATAGAGGTAAGCCATGTTGAAAACCGCAAAAAGCTCGATGATCTATTTTCTGATAATCTCAGGCTTGCTAGTGAGTATGCAGGGCTGTATGACCGTTACGCCACCAATAGTTGCTCCGTGTCCGGCAAACCCGATACCTCCGGCAATCCTAACAACGCCACCTCCGGTGCAAGACTTTCAGATCAGGCTGCGGGATTTCTTCTTAACGAGTCCCGCAGGGCAGATGAAGCAGCCGCCTACGCAGCCGCCTGTTACGAATGGGTCAAGAAACTAAAGTAGTCCTGGCTGATAACGCCTGAATCTTTTGCCACTTGGCAATTACCTCTTGATCCTCGCTCGCAGGAATCCATCCTTGCTCACGCCAGCGCTTAGTAATACAAGTGCCGATTGGTGTGTAGACAAATTCAGGGTTTAGTAGTTGTGCTTGCATCGTGCTCTCCTAGTTTCTTGGATAGTCTGCGGTGTGCTTCTTCCAAGTTGTTTGTAAACTTTTTTGGTGACATTCTTACAAAGTGCGCCACATGATTTATGTTGTGGTACGGAAAACTAATATAGCGTGCCTTTACAACGGTACGCAAATCGGTACGCAATCCACACACGGCTATCTCTACTAAGTTAGCATCGAGCACATCCGGCTCAATCTTATCCTCCGGCTCTTCATCCCAAACCGATCCAGTCTCAGGCGTGTACATACGCTCGGCAGACCTGCAATGGTTATCTGGCTGTGGACCAGTAGCACCCTGCATGGCAAACGACCAGTTAACAAGTCTGTCTTTTAAGCTCATAGCTTTATCTTCCCCGAGGTAAACAGCCAAGCAATAGTAGAATTGTGTGCATTTTGCCACATTTGTTTACGTTCGTCTTTGCTCATTGTTTTTCCTTGGTCTAGCGCTGAATGACACCTAAAGCACAATGCTGCTATCTTGTAGTCGTGAGCCTTAATCCCCATGCCTTTCCCATCCTCTGCCCAATTACTGTGTGCAGCGCAAACTGTCCCGTCCTCTGCTCCGCAATGCTGACAGGGTGACTGTCTGACAACCTCAAGCAGTTTCTTGTTTCGATAGTTTCCACGCACGATGCACAGCTCCCTCTAGTATTTCTGCGGCTTGATCGCCACGTTTAGTTCTAATCCTGCCCAAATAGGCAGTACGAGACTTTTTGTCCTTTAGACCTAATACATGGCGTGCCTCACACTCTAGCCGCCATTCTTCCGACCAAGTATCTACAGGTGCGTCATCCATACCGAGGCTACATCCCTGCGTGGTGTAAATGGCTGCTTAGCTGCTAACAGTCTTTCCTTTCTACGCTCCGTAGCGTACTTAACAGGAGGCTTCTCAGCGTCCATCTCGTCTCCCGCAGCATACCAAGGGCGCAAGCAATTACGCTTGTCAGGACGATACTCCTTTACATATATGAGCCTAGCTTGGTGCAAGTTACGCAAGATTTGCTGTATGTGACCTGGCGCAAGCTCAAAGTTCCTAGCTACGGATTCTGAGTTTATGGGGCTTTGTTCCGTAACAACCTTAAGCACCATAGAGTAAGTATTGTGTGTCATAGGCAGCTCGTCATACATCCTGTTGGTGTGCAGCAAGTTGTACACACAGTTACCTTGTAGCCGTTTACAAAGGTAGACGAGAAGCACCGAGCGTAGACTGTGGTGCTGGATACTATTAGCGCAATGGCTAGTATTGTTTTCATAATCATTCCTTGTTTGAGTGATAAAACGCCATGACCTGCTCTATAAACTCGCTAAACTGCTCTTTCGTAAGGTCTGCCGTACTAGGCTCGGCTTCCACGATATGACCGTAGGGTAGCTCTATGATGCGCCCAGGCAGGAATCTTTCTTTGAAGTATTTATGCCAAACGGTAGCCAAATACTGCTTACCGTCTATCTTTACATTCTCCGACAGGTCATGCAGGGTAGCCCAATACAAGGCGTTTTGATCCTTTGTACGGCTAGGCTCTCGCACCTCTACAACCCACCCATCCGGCGATATGTCTATAATGTGCTTAACCCTAGACCTGTCTGCGGTAAGGGTAAACTTTACTCTCTCCATTTGGCTTTCCCCACCATCTCACCATCTTCACGGATAAACCTCGCCATAGGTTTTGCACATCTTTGGTCTTTTATCATCTTTGCTTGATACTCCGGTGTACAGTCAGCGCAGATGTGCGAGCCGCCTGGGTTACTCTGTCTAGCGGCTGCTTTCCACAGGTTATATTGCGCCAAACTGTCAAAGCACAACGGATGGGTATTCTTAATCATTTGTCTCGCCTAACGCTACGGCAATTTCCGCAAACAGTTCTAGTGGATATTCAAGCTCAAATTCATCACACAGAATCGCAATAAATTCTCTGCATCCTCCTAACAATTCCTGCATCTCAGAGGTTTTCATCTCAACTTATCACCCTTTTGGCAGCGGTCGTTAAACTCGCACTCCCGAGGGCTGATACAGGACACACACACATCGTCCGAATCACGGATAGACTGCAAAACCGTAATAGCTGACTTAATGTCTAGCTTGCTACCCATTTGCAGGAATTCCAAAGCCATCTTTATTTTGTTTGCTTTGTCCATGATTCATCTTCCGTAAGTGTTTCTATTAACTTATCGAGATAATGCCTAGCTTTTTGTAAATCTTCTACCCCGTGTTTACCCTTATATCGTGTTACATATTTGATTATGTTGCCCTCTAGGTATCCTAGATTGTTTTGGATAATGTAATCCCACGGCTCAATAGTTAGCCTGTAATGCGTACCGCCTATCTGTTTGTCATTGGCGCTCATGTGTTGCGCTCCCGTAATTTTTCTTCTATTTTTTGCGCTACACCACTTCCGCTTAAACGGCTGTTGTAATGTTTGATCTCAAGCTCCGTCAGACCGACCCATTCTTTGCGTGGTGCGAGGTTAGCCCGACAACAGCCGGAACGGTCACACCCATCTGGACAACCACAGTGCCCCAACACGCAACCGCCATCCCACGTCACAGGCTCTTGCTTCTCTGCTTGTTGTGGTACGGCATATAGAGGTTTACTCTCACCTTTAATTGCTCCTGCTGGGTTTTCAAAAGCGCACGGATACCAAGAGCCATCAATAGAATCACGAACCATCCACGCCACAGGCTCTTGCTTCTCTGCTTGCTCAATGGCTTGACGTAGGGCGGTGATGGCTTTAAATTGTTTCTGTTGTGGATAAATGCATTTTTCCAACGCCTCCAACGCTTGCTTCATAACTGTGATACTCATGTGTTTCCCCTTGCTTTGATATAAATTGGCACATCTATTTGCTTGCTATACTTCAGGGCATTCTCTTTCGATGTAACCAAAACCTTTTTGCCCATAAATTCAAAGTAATTGCCAACATCAACGTGTTTAAACCCGTCTTTTCTGTTTGCGTCTGGCACAGTAACTATGCACATTGCGCCTGTGTTTTTTAAGTTCATTTCGTCACCTCGTCTAGTGCGTAGAGTAAAGTTTCTTTAGGCAGCACAACATCATCAAACAATGCAGCACCATCAATAAGAGTTATCCCAACAAGCTTCAACGCTTTCAGTTCACGGGCAGCGGCGAGTGCTTCGTCAAGCATTTCATCTTGATGCGCCCCTTCTTTTAGCAGTTTGGCGTATTCGATGTTTTCAATAATTAAATCAATCTTGTTCACTCTGTTCTCTCTCTGATTGCTTCACACTCCTTGCACAGCCAAGGCATTGAACCCATGTCGCTATCGCCACAGCCAACTACCCAGCCGCTGCCAAGGTCTAGTCTTTTGCCGCAACCCTTTGGCATGACATACTTTAGCCGACCTTCTGCTTTCAATCGTTCACGCTCATCTTGGCGCACTAGCTCGGTAAAGCGTTCAAGGTCTTCCAGATCAAAAACGTAATCTGTTTCTATGCCAGTCATTGTTTCTGTGTGCATGGCAAATTCTTCAGCAAGCTCTTTGATTCGTTCTTTCACGATGCAAGCCTCCATAAGCCGATTTGACTAAACGCATAACCTGCCCAAACCATTCCGGTGCTCATATTGCCTTTGTGGAATTGCTCAATACTTACCCATAGGTAGGCAACTCCGGTCGCTGCGATTAGCCAATGGCTCATGTTTATCCCCTAAAAAGGCGTATCGTCTGGTTCGTCTGCAATGCTTGCTTGGCGCTGTCGTGGCTGCTCGTCCTTAGCTTTAGGCTCAAACAAGCTAAACCAACCGTCTGACCCTACAGGGATAGCCTCTAGCTTGAGTGCTAGACCGCCTGTCTTAGTGTTCATAACAATCCCACACTTTAGCCAACGGCGCTTCTCAGTGCCATTCTTGTCTGTGTACGATCCGGTACTAGCCATTACTTCGTAAACGATACTCATTTCATTTTTTCCTTTAAGCCTGTTACGGCGCTATTTACTTCGTCTAAAAACTTAATTACTCGGTCTTGCAACTTCTCGATATACTCATCGTCCCTGTCAACACGGACAATCAGCATTTGTAAACCATCCGGCAATCGTGGGTCAAAACTTACGAAATCACACCACTTCCGACCTGTAACTGCTAGTTGGCATTGAATCTGCGGGATGTACTTTGTGGGTACTTTGTCCTGCATAACATAATCTATATGCGTAGCCGTGTTGGGACACTTGATCTCAATAAGCCCATCCTCACCCACCAACCCGTCCGGTGAGCATCCGAACATAGGGATAGTCTGGTGCTCAACAAAGGCAACTTGGTCTACAAAGTTACCCGTCTTAACCTCGTATTCAGCACGAGCTAGAGGCTCTTGGTCAACTCCCCATTGCATAGCAGCATTGGTAAACGACTCGGTTTTGTTACCCGTAAGACGCTCTACCACTAGGTCAGCAAGGTAATTGCGATACCCTGCTGTTGTAATGGAGGACATTACATCCGTTACTTTAGAGGCTGTAACTTTGCCAGCACGAATGGCAAACCACTCGGGACTGCCTTGCTCGATCATTCTGCCACCTTTGCTAACAGTTCAGCCTTGCGAGCATCCTTAGCTGCATTAACCTTTGCAAATGCCTCTGTATCGCCTTTAAACAGTTTTACAGCGCTTGAGAAGTGGGTCTTGAGTGAATCTAAGTCTACGGCTGATTGGATCGCCTTGATCGCTACCTCTACATCTACCGTAGGTTTCTGCCTGGACGCTGCGTTACCGTCATCATCTTCTCCTGCGATACCGCAAGCTGCCATAATGCTATAGCGTCTTGCATAAGAAAGCGCCGAGCCGTAGCCCTGTGGGTCTTGCTTACTAGCGGGAACGTGCAACATACCGCCTTTAAGCATCTCACCTGACTCGTGCAGGAATACTGTTTCTACTACCACTCCGCTATCGCACATAGAAGTTTCTTGGTATACAGCAATACCGTTATTTAGGAGAGCATCGTTTACAGCCTCCAAACAGGCAGCTAGATCGGCATACTTGCTACGGAAGTGTGGGTTAACAGATGTTTTAAGTGCCGGAGCAAACTCTCGTTTTGCCTTAACAAATGCTTGTGCTATTGCTTTCATTTTGTCACCTTGTAGATTCGTGCTTCGATTTTGTCTAACATCTCGCCAATTGCAGGATCGGGACTGTAGTAAGCCTCGGAGATGGTCTTAAGCAAGTCCATAACAAAGTGCTTATCGCTCATGTGCTCAGCCCAAAATTCTGCGTCACGGATCGGGTACTTACCGTCTGAGAACGCTTGCATAATGCGGACATTGGTTTCGAGGTTCATAGCAGCTCCAGCACAAACAAAGCGCCAAAGGCAAAAGCGGCAATTGCGTAGAGTGCAGCATCGTATGTAGATATTGTTTTCATGGTCTAGCTCCTTGGTAAAGTGATGTAACTGTAAATCTGTGGCTTTTGTGCGTATATAGGGACTTTCCCTAATAGACTTAAAACTCAAACTCCTTTACTTCGTACCGTCCTTTAGCGTTCTTCCACCAGCCCTGTACTAGCACACGCCATCCTGACCGCAGCATTTCAGGGAAAGCATCGGATGCCTCAATCTTCTTAATCCTGCTAGACATATTGGACTTGCTCGTAACCTGTACCGCTACCGTCTCTCCGTTACCAATGCAGAGCAGGTCGATACATCCGTACAGATCGTGTCTACGCTTGGTAAAGTAGTTGTAATGGTCGCAATTAGCTACCTGATAACCGAGGGACTTCATGAGTGCTATCGAGCGTGCGGATGGTGTCATTTCGGTGTCCTATCAGGATTGGCTTAGATTTGAAATTAACGCCCGCTAGAGCGTTTTGTTGGTCGGTGATTCCCACAAGTACCTGCGGTGCTTCAATCGGTGCTCCTGTGGTCTTTAAACCCCTGTAGCGGGTCTGAAACTCCTTAGCTACAAATGCCCACTCGTCTTCCTCTTTTTTGCCAAGATGTACCCACCCACCCATGTCTTGTATGACCCTGTGGATAATCGGGTCTGCAAACTGTACGGTTTGGTATGTGCCGACTGATCGGATGGCTTTGTCTACGAGCGACCAGGCTTGCAGAGCAGTATCAATATTAGTACCACCTATAAGTTTTACAACATCCGCAGGTTTAGGTAGGAATTGACCGTTATCAGGGTTAAGCAGATGGCGAGCTAGTGCATCCTTTACGGCTTTCAGGTCGTATTGGCGCAAAGCCTCAAACCATATACGCAGAAGCATGGTGCTAACTTCCTTGCCGTAGACCGCAAACATACCGCCCATAAACTGAGCAAACTCTTTCTTGTCTTCGTCAACCATTTATGAAAGCCTCCGCAGCTTGTTGGTTAGAGTTCTCTAGTGCTTGTTGCTTGCTTGCCTTGTTTACCCAATTAGCCTTAAATCCTAGCCACCCACGGGAGCAGCACTCCATTACAGCCTCGTTTAGAGACCATCCTGCCTTGTCTGCCTCTGCCCGCAGTTGGTTAATAGCTGACTCGGTAATAGGTGACTTCTTAGCCCTGCGGACTTCCATGTAGTCCAACCATACCTGCGGTGCTACATCATGCGGGCGTGATACTTTTGGTTTTGTATCTTTTATGATACTTTTTGGCTCGGAGGTAACATTTATGTTACTTAGGGATAACTTTAGGAAATGCAAAGCCTGACCGCCTAAGCTGCGACAGTTCTCTGCTGCTAGGTCTTCTAGCTGTTGCCGAATCTCGGATGGTATGCGGATAGATATTGTTGTGTCGTTTTTCATTTGTCTTCCAAAGTGATAAGTTTCATTCCATATTCGTTAACATCTGCTGAAATTAAAATATCTTGTTTACGTTTAAGTATGTTTTTTTTAAACCTCTTGTAATCAACATGGTGATGCCATCTGTTAAATCTCCACACAACTTTTGCAACGTCTGGATGCCAATCTACCAATGCTTGTGACTTTTCTAACGTCCCGTTTTTGTAAACCTCATCCGTATTACCGCCTTTCATGCGTTGGGTAGTAACCTTACCAGCCAAAAAAGCATTAAATTGAATTGTGCAATAACCATCTTTCAGCACTCGTAACGATAGGTCTGTGTCTTCGTTATATTTTCCTCGCCATCTGTACGGTATATCGTTTTGAATCAAAATGCACGAATAAATCCTAGTGTTTAAAACATAAGGAGGTAGCTTGTCACAGGTTTTGCAAAAAGAATAGTAGTTAAAACCAGAAATTGCTACGTTCTCGTAGCGATTAACAAAGTCCTCTGCTGCCCTAAATATAGAACCAGTTAAAGCAATTGGTTTCATGTTTCTATTTAGTCTGTGGAAGTTTTCTATGTTGTCATCAAGTATCCAATGTTTTGCAGCACCAATGTTGATCGAATGATCCCAGACCCAATTCCTAGCTGGTATTGATCCTTGTCCTAAATTGCTAAACGGCAATACAAGTATTTTTTGTTGATCTATTACGGAAGCATAATTTTCGTATTCTTGAGGCTCAATCACAATTTTGTAAGGAACATTCATTCGTTCTAAAGCCTTGCTTGTTAACCGTGTATCCCAGCGTCCTTTTGAAATAATGTAAACAGGGTAGTTAGGATTCATCTACCCACCTTTTGTTAGAGTTAATTCCTCTTGTTAATGTTGGAAACCATAACGATTTTGTTTTTTTTGTTAATGGCTGCTGCAATGCTTTTGAAAGAGCCATTAAGTCTTCTTCGTTAGCAACACGAATAATTATTTTTGCGTAAACGTCTTGTTTTTCTTGAACAAACTCTGGCATACCAAACCATTCCGGATACTCATCAAATAATTGATCTGTTTTCATTCGTCCCCCATTGCTATCTCAAGTTTGTAATGAACACACTTTGCAAACTGTCTGTCATCAAACCTATTCCAATCCTTACGCACATTACCGTCCGTATCCAGAATGTCGTAGTCGTAATCCAGAATCCCGCAATCCTCGCCTGACGATAGAATGTGTTTGCGTACAGATACACCAACAACACAAGGCTGCTCATCATCCGTATCGGTCTGGATATACATAGGTAGCTTGTAGTCGTACATTGTTTTATCCTTGGTAGGGGCTTGCGCCCCCTTAATTTAGTTAATTACAACCAGAATCTTCCCAACGACCCTCTGCTTCTGCCATAGCTTCATTAGCAATAGCGTCTTGATAATATAAATCTTGAATCGCCTCCATAGACATACCAGGATGAGCATCAAAATCTTCTTGAGTTAAATCAAAATCTGCTGGTGAGAATGTTGTCATTTTGTTTTCCTTGGTTACTGGCGTTAGTGCCATGTATTAAATTCTACACAATTTAGGACAGCAAAACATTGGGGGAAACCCTAATTTGTATATAAATGTTTTTATTGGTTTTTAAGTTTTAATAAACAAAACCTATTAGAGTATTGTTTTTGTCGTGTATAATCTCTATATCTGGTGGATTGGTAACCCATTGGTAGTTGAGTGAAACGGAGAATCCCTACTGAGGTAGGCTTCGTCAAAGCTAGAGAAGATGTCACTCCATCCCTCTATGCGGCAACCAAGCCTAAAGCCTGTCTCAGTAGGGTTTTTTGTTTTGTAGCCTACCCGTACTCCACACGATAGCAAGAGCCTACATGGGCTGCGTGGAATAGAACATAGGCTAACGTACACCCCGTAGCAAGCCTCGCCGACTTAAATGGGTACGGCACAAGGTATAGGGACATGGTGGGACAAGACCTATGCTGATTGAACATTAACTCCGTGTAGGACTGGTATATATCTCTACAGGTATATATGGGTCAGGCAGGTAAAGCGTAGGAAACTACACGCTTACCACCCTTGGGGAGACTATCACTCAAGATAATGCACACTAACAATACTAGGGTTAGCGATAGTAAAAACTGTTAGTTATCCTGTGGTACATTCATTGCGTGGGTACTAAGCGTTAGCGGCTTAGTGGGTATGAAAAACATGAGCATCTTGGCGGGCGCTCGCACTCTTCACCCAATTTTCGATCTCGATCCTGCTTTATGGAAACCCACACCTAATTCTGGAGACAACAATGGAATACAAAGGATTTACTATCGACCAGCTACCTATCCGGCAGGGTGCAATGGAGATTCTCAGGAAGCCATCACTTATAGGCGGTAACTTGTACAAGTCTGTATTTGCTGAAAAACAACAAGAATGTAAACAACTTGCGCCTAAAAGCAAAAAATAGTATCATTTGTGCGGGGTAGTGTTTTCTGAAAACGTGCCTCAATCTCCTTGGTTCTTTATCCTCACTCTTGTGGGGATTTTTTTATGCACACAATCGTTACGATATGTTGGGGCAATTACTGGGAGACATACGGTAAGCAATGGCTACAAGCCGCTACCGCAATCTCCGGTAAACCTGAGATTATTATTGTGTCTGACAAACCGTTAGACACAGAGCACAAGGTCGTTATCAACACGACCAAGCACGCAGGTCTAGCTAGGAACGCAGGTATCCAAGTAGCTACGGGCGATTATGTATCGTGTTCGGATATAGACGATGTACCTTACACACACTATTTCGATGGTGTGGATGGTGTCCACGACATAATAGGCTTTGCGCTTGATATAGAGGGCGGTGGGCGCATGAATCCCGATCCCTATACATGGGATAGGGCTTTGGAAATAAACGCTCAAAACCCGCTTATTGTGTCCTCCGCTGTAAAACGAGAATTGTTGCTCAAACATCCATACCGTAATGTCGGGTGGGAGGATTGGGCGCTTTGGTTAGATTTACGCAAGGCTGGTGCATCCGTCAAGTTTGATATGACACCTCGATATTTCTACAGCCGCCCTGTTGGTTCGTTAGCTACGGTTAACGCACGAGCCAAGACGGAGGAAATACGGGACATGAAACGACAAGGTGTATGGTGATACCTAAGAAACTACATATAGTTTGGGTAGGCGATGAATCTAAACGACCTGATAATTGTATTGACACTTGGCGCAATCACAATCCTGATTGGGATATTAAAGTTTGGGGCAACGAGGATTTAGTAAAGACCTCGTGGCGCAATGCCAAACACCTACAGGATATGTGGAAGGTAGAGCTAAACGGTGTAGCTGACCTTATGAGATACGAGATACTGTACGAGCATGGCGGGTTTGCGGTGGATGCGGATAGTATCTGTGTCAAGCCTATACCGGATTGGATGTTGCAAGCTAACGAGTTCACTTGTTGGGAGAACGAACATCAACGCCCTGGACTATTGGCGGCTGGCTACCTTGCAGCGCAAAAGAGCAGTCCTTTCATTGGACAAATTATCGAAGACATCCACGCCGAGCAAACAGTCACAGACAGACCTGCTTGGCAGACAGTCGGACCGCAAAGGCTTACGGACATTTGGCAGCGTTTCCAATACGGGCTAACTATTTACCCATCCCACTACTTTATCCCTAGACACTTTACGGGTCAGGAATACAAGGGAGAGGGACACATCTTTGCCAAACAGTTTTGGGGATCAACCCGCAAGATTTACGACAGCCTGTACATGGCTGAAGCGATAGAGGAAAAGGAATAATGCCAAGCGTATCGAAAGCCCAAGCGCAGTTTATGCGTGCCGCAGCCAACTCACCTAAGTTCGCTAAGAAAGTAGGTATCCCTGCAAAGGTAGCTAAGGAGTACATGGCTGAAGACAAGAAGTCCGGCAAGTACGGCTACAAGAAGCAGCTAAAGAAAGAAGAGACGGGGATGTACTAATGAAATGTCCCGCATCCACTCAAGACGTAAAGCTAAATCTCAAGAATCGGGATTGGGCATTTAAGAATGTAGGCTACGGTCCTGCAAACCCTGATTATGAAGATACCGAGTTTTGGGCTGAACGTGCTAAAGAATGGAACACAACAGAAGACGAGGCTAAGACAATGCGCTGCGGTAACTGTGCTGCGTTTATTGTCACTCCCGAGATGGAGATGTGCATTGTCAACGGCATGGGTTCAGGCACAGGCGGCGAGGAGTACGAGGCAATTGCAGACGCAGCCGATTTAGGCTATTGCGAGCTGTTTGAGTTCAAGTGTGCAGGTAGCCGGACGTGTTCGGCATGGCTATCGGGCGGTCCTATCAAGACAATTATGACCAAGAAGCAGAAAGAAATGCTTGCTATGGCTAAGTTGGAATACGAGGAAGCCGAGCAGAAATACGAGGACTTGAAAGAGTCTATAACGGGTGAAGACGAAGAGGATTAAGCATGAAGGGTCTCTACGCAAATATCAATGCCAAACAAAAGCGCATTGCAGCCGGATCAGGCGAGAAGATGAACAAGGTTGGTAGCAAGGCAGCACCTAGTGCTAAAGACTTTAAGACAGCCGCTAAAACGGCTAAAAAGAAATGATTAAGCGTGGCAAGGAAACATTCTCGGGCTTTAACAAGCCTAAGCGCACTCCTAGCCATCCTACTAAGTCCCATGCTGTACTTGCCAAATCAGGCGAGGACACAAAACTTATCCGCTTTGGTCAACAAGGCGCTACAGGCAGTCCTGACGGTAGTAAGCGAAACGAAGCGTTCAAAGCTCGGCACGCTGAAAACATAGCTAAAGGTAAAATGTCCGCAGCTTATTGGGCTAATAAAGTTAAATGGTGAGATATGAAAGGATTGCTCAGTGAAGAAGAAGAGTTGCGTAGATTTAACGCAGCTCAGGGCGGCGAGCAACCTTGGTATGCTAAAGCCTTGCCGATGGAAGGTAGAGCTACTATTCTCCCGTTTCGTGACTCAATGCCTGGCTCTGTGTTTAATAAGCGTGAGTTTGCGCTACCAGGGCTGCTTGCAGAGGCGGTAAACGCATTTACCTCACCTGCTCGTGCATTGCTCGGTACAGATGCAGACTTTTACCCTGAGAAAGAAGCCGCAAACATGGCGCTTAATTTTATGGGCGGTGGTTTGGGTGTCGGGAGTGGGATAAAAAACCCAACAGGCACAGGTGGTTTTGATTTAAATATCGTTCCAACTTCTGTAGCTAAAGATATTAAAATGGCTACATCTTTGCCAACTGACGATGTATTTTTAAATGCCGTAAAAAATACCCCTGGCGCTGAGATAGTTGACGGTGGATTAAAAATGTCTTTGGTGAGAAACCAAAAACCAGAGCAAGCGGGTATGGAATCCGTAAGGGGTGGGGTTTTTTACTTGCCAGAAGGCTCTGCCAATGCAAAGTATTACTCTACTGGTGTGTCTGGTTACGGTGGTAAAGAAAATATATCTGGTGAAACCTTTGTTAAAAACCCATTGTTTGTAAAAGGCGCAACGGGTGGTAAAGCACCTGCCGCTGCTTACGATCAACTAATGGGTAAGGGCGCTTATGAAAATATGCGTCAAGATGTAATACAGGCAACTAGAGTTACTTCAATACCGAGCAATTTGCTAACCAACGCAGAAAAAGCAAAACACATTGGCGAAACCCTGCAAAAATACGGTGTAGACCCTTATCTTTCAAACTACATTATGCAAAACAGCAAATCTGGCAATCAATTGCCGTATGCTATGCAAGAGTACATAGTTAGTGAGGCGGCAAGAAAAGCAGGACATGATTCAATTGTTGGATTTTCTAAAAAGAAAACAGGTGAACCATTTATTTCAGAGGTTTTTGATTTAAGAGAAGCAACATATCCAACAAAATCTGGCGGGTATGAATTAAGAGATGAATTTTTGCTTTAAGCTAAATTGTATTTAACACGATGACCCATTAGGAATCGTATGGACAGTAAAATAGAAACAGTTACAGAAAAGCGTATGCCTCCCAATGCGGGTAAGGGTAGACCAAAGGGTGCGTTAAACCGCACCACAACCTCTGCTAAGGAAGCAATTGCTATTGCCGCTGATAAGCTAGGTGGCGCTGAAAGACTTGTAGCATGGGCGCAGGAAGACCCTGCTAACGAGCGTGCATTTTGGGCAACTATCTATCCTAAGTTGCTACCGTTGCAGGTAAGTGGTGAAGATGGTGCGCCGATTCAAGCCGTAATTACATGGCAAAAGTAATCGAGATACCGTACTCACCCAGAGAGCCGCAGCTAGAGATACACAAGGCGATGGATGATAGCCGCTTTGTGGTGGTTGTAGCGCATCGTAGGATGGGTAAGACAGTATCGGCAATCAATCAGCTAATTAAGTCTGCTATCGAGTGCGATAGAGAGCGTCCAAGGTTTGCATATATTGCACCTACATACTCTCAGGCTAAGCGGGTGGCGTGGGATTACCTGCTTCACTACACAAGACCGCTAGGCGCAGAGGCTAACATTGCCGAGATGCGTGTAGACTTTTGGGATAGGCGCATACAGTTATACGGGTCTGATAATCCTGATAGCTTACGGGGACAGTATTTTGATGGCGTGATCTTAGATGAGATTGCAGACCAAAACCCTAAGATATGGAATGAGATTGTTCGCCCTGCCCTAGCGGATCGTGCTCCCCAAAGTTGGGCAATGTTTATCGGCACACCAAAGGGACAGAACCACTTTAAGGACCTGCGGGATAGGGCAGAGGTAGAGCCTAACTGGAAGATGCTTGAGTTTAAGGCGAGCCAGACCAAACTTGTACTTGAGTCTGAGCTAGAAGCCGCCAAGCGTGAGATGGGCGAGGATAAGTACAACCAAGAGTTTGAGTGTAGTTTCTCAGCAAGCGTAGAGGGAAGCTACTACGGTCAAATCTTGAATGGCTTAGAATCCGAGGGTAGATACCACAAGATAGAGCGTGATGACCTTTGCAAGACATTTGTTGCGTGGGACTTGGGCATGGGTGACAGTACATCTATCTGGGTCGCTCAGTTGGTTCATAACGAAGTAAGGCTCATGGATTACATAGAGAATCATGGGCAAGGTTTAGATTGGTACGTTCGGGAGTTGACTAACCGAGGTTGGCACAAAGCGCCTCAGTTATTGCCGCACGATGTACAGGTCAGAGAGCTAGGCACAGGCAAGAGCCGTTTAGAGGTTCTACAAGAGGCAGGTCTAGACTGTACGGTAGTGGGTAGGCTAGGCGTAGATGATGGCATACAAGCCGTTAGAAGGCTTTTGCCGAGGTGTTATTTCAATGTGCCACAGGTTAAGCAAGGATTGGATTGTTTGCGTAACTATAGGCGAGAGTTTGACGAAAAGAGACAAGTGTTTTTCGACAAGCCTTTGCACGATTGGTCGAGCCACGGTTCAGATGCTTTCCGCTACTTAGCGGTGGGTATGGACGAGCGAGGCTCAGGATGGGGTAAGCCTATCATTGTTAATACTAAGTGGGTGGTCTAAATGTTTGTGGAACGCCGAGGCAATCCGGTAACTCGTGAAGAGTACGATAATTTATTAAGGCGTGTTCAAGCGCTTGAGGAAATGTATGGACGATGGGAAACTGAAGTCGATTCTGGAAAACGAAATCGACAACGCAATCGGGTATCTGGACACAGAGACAACGGAAGCGAGAACCAAAGCCCTTGAATACTACCTGCGTCAGCCGTATGGCAACGAGGTAGATGGTCGCAGTCAGATCGTCACGGGTGAGGTAGCAGAGGCTATAGATGGCGCTCTGCCACAACTCGTGCGTGTCTTTACTCAGTCGGATGATATTGTCCGCTTTGAGCCGAAAGGACCAGGCGATGAGGAAGGCGCTAAGCAAGCTACGGATTACTGTAATTGGGTGTTCTACTCGCAAAACCCAGGCTTTACGATCCTGCATAACTGGTTTAAAGACGCTCTCCTGCAAAAGAATGGCGTGGTTAAGTGCTATTGGGACGTCAAGGAAGATGTAACCAAAGAGGAATACCGCGGGCTGACAGACGAGGAGTTGATGCTCCTAATGTCGGACGGTAGCCGTGAGGTTGTAGCTCAGGACACCACAATAGTAGAGCAGGTAGGCATGGATGGTCAGCCTATCATTATGCAAACAAGCGATGTAATTGTCGCAAAACGTACACAACATGGCGCAGTCAAGGTTGAGAATGTACCGCCTGAAGAGTTCCTAATTAGCAAGCGTGCACGCTCTATTGCCGACAGTCCATTTGTTGCACACCGTAAGCTGTTGCCACGTTCAGACCTTATCGCTATGGGCTTTGACCCTGAGATTGTGGAAAACTTACCGTCATTTAATGACCTGAGTTTCACAGACGAGCGATTGGCACGATACAGCCGAGGTGAGCAGCCGGACGAAGAGGCATCACTTGACCATAGTATGCAAGAGATTGAGGTGTACGAAGCCTATCTCATGACAGACTATGACGGTGACGGGATCGCTGAGTTGCGTCAGATATTCTACGCAGGTTCAGACATCCTGAGCAACGTAGCAACAGATTACAACCCGTTCCACTCGCTTTGCCCTATCCCGATTCCGCATAAGTTCTTTGGTGAATCGTTAGCAGACCGGAGTATGGACATTCAGTTGATTAAGTCTACTGTTGTCCGTCAGATGCTAGATAACCTTTACCTGTCTAACAACGCCCGAGTTGGCGCTGTAGAGGGTCAGGTTAACTTGGATGACTTGCTGACCGTTACGCCTGGTGGCGTGGTTCGCATGAAGTCTCCAAACGCAGTCGTACCCATGCAAGTGCCAAGCGTTATCGCCCAAGCGTTCCCAATGTTGCAATACTTGGATGACGCACAAGCAAAGCGCACAGGCGTATCGGATATGCAACAAGGGTTAAACCCCGATGTGTTGCAGAACGTAACGGCTGCGGCTGTTGCTGCGTCTACCGCTGCGGCAGGTGGCAAGCTAGAGCTAGTGGCTCGTATCTTTGCCGAGACAGGCGTTAAAACCCTGTTCCAAGGCATCCTACAGCTACTTTGTAAATATCAAGACAAGCCTACTGTTATGCGTTTGCGTGGCAAGTATGTGCCTGTAGACCCTCGTGAGTGGTCGAATCAGTACGATGTAGACATTTCCGTAGGTTTAGGGACAGGCTCGAAAGCCGAGCAGATGACTATGTTGCAGATGGTTCTTGCTAAACAAGAGGCGATCCTGCAACAGTTCGGTCCTAACAACCCGCTAGTATCTGTCGGACAGTATCGTGGCACGCTAGGTCGGTTTATCGAGGCAGCAGGGTTTACAGACAGCGCAGAGTTCTTTAAGGAGATTACTCCTGAGATTGAGGCGCAACTTGCACAACCTAAGCAACCACAGGCTGACCCAACTACTCAAGCTCTGATTCAGCAATCACAAGCACAAATTCAGATTGCTCAACAGAAAGCACAGGCAGATGTACAGGCAGCACAACAGAAGGCTATGGCTGACATTCAGTTACAGCGTGAGAAAGCAGCCGCAGAGATTCAGTTAATGCGGGAGAAGACAGAGGCACAGATGGCGCTTAAGGCTCGTGAGCTAGAGGCTGAGATTCAGCTAAAAGCCGCAGAGTTAAGCGCTGGCATTGTCACTAGCGCAAACATCCGCAGCGTATAAGGAATGAAGCCTTCCCTAAAGGTTGAGCATATTGAGGACATAGTGGACGAGTTATTGCCACTAGCTATTAAGCACCATGCGGAAGTAAATGCTTTCCCTGATACCGAGCTAAACATAGATTGGCGCAGGTACTCAGTTGCAAAGAAGTCTTACAGGCTAATTACTTGCCGAGTTGATGGCAAACTTGTCGGATGGGTTGGATTCTTTATTGCTGACCACATCCGGCACAATGGCTACAGGATAGCAAAAGAGGATTGGTATTACGTTGTTCCTGAGTACAGGGGTAACGGCATTGGCAATGGAATGTTTAGATACGCAGAGAATGTATTGCGTAATGCCGATGTTAAACGGGTGATGATTAGCTGCAAAGTAGATCACGACCACACGGGCTTAATAGAGTCTTTAGGCTACATGAATTACGAAAAGAATTTCACTAAGGTGATTGCA